TTGATTGAATTTCGAAGGATACCTGTTGACCTATTCTCCGTAGTTGAAAACGCAGAATCGATGTTAGCAGAGTTTTGTGCAATCTCTGCATTCCAATCCCATGTCCACGGTGAACTTGCCCACCAGTTATTTCCTTCTATCGCGGGTTGTCTTGATACGCTACCATAAGTTCCTGTACCACCACCAGAACCACCGCTCCAATATGCTACTGAACTTAGTCTTAATTTGTCGTTAATTGTCCAAAAATGGTTTAAATTAACAAGAGGTTTATGAAAAAAGTTTTCCCTCTCATTCAACAAATTAGGATTATGCCTATCAGTTGTCCTCGCACCGTACATGTACCAATACTGTTGTCCTGTGTAACTAGGATCTATTGTATTCCAGTTTTGGTTAAACAATCTACCAGGCTCATGTTCGAACTTCTCACCTTCAGCAAAAGCAGTTGGATCATATCCATTACCTTCATCATCGTATCCGATGTCTCCTGCTAATTTCTGTGAGTAAGTTGCTATATTTTGCTTATATAGATTTTGACCATGTCTTTGTGGAGCTCCAATCCCATATAATTCAAGACGATGAGCATCATTTACTGCATAGCTACCACCGAAGTAGTATGCCCATGCATCAGTCCAAGTACCATCAATAATACCATCACCTGTCTTACGTACGATTGTACCACTTAGAGCTAACTTATCATCTAGCATTAAACCAGAATTATAGTTAAGAGTAGATTTCAAAAATCCACCAGCTCCAGCTTCTTGTTTGAATTTACCACCTTTCTCATGCGATGCAGGGTCAGTGATAATATTCATGGTTCCACCGATTGAAGGTGTGGCTAAGTTGACAGCAGATAAACCTCTCTGCATCTGAATTGAAGAAGTAGCATCACCTACTCCATCCCAATTCGACCAGTATACCCAACCGTTTTCCATATCATTCTGTGGAACTCCGTTGATCATAACTGCAACATTTCTCTGATTAAATCCACGTACGTTAATACGTGCATCACCAGCACCACCACCTTGTTGAGTTGCGTATACACTTGGTGTCATATTAAGTGCCATTGGAATATCTTGAGAACCAAGACGTATTTCCATTTCAGCCTTATCTACCGTAGTGTAAGCAACAGGTGTATTTTCATCAGCACGTGAAGCCAAAACTTCTAATGCCGACATTGAAACTGCATCAATCTCTAATAAGAAATTAACAGTTCCAACAATGTCATTCACCGTAACGCCTGACGTTTGCGATGAATATCCAATATAAGAAGCAGTTACTGTATAGTCTCCGGATTTTCCGACATCAATAGTGTATTTACCAGTTTCATCTGTTACACCACCTTTTTCGGTACCTTCAACAACAACATTTGCTCCCGCTAATGGATTTGAGTCAACATCTGTAACTACACCTACGATGGCTTGCGCAAACAATCCTGTCGTGAGTAGCAAAGATGTAATGAGATTACGATATTTCATAATCTGTCTCCTTGTTGTTCATTAATGAAAGGCACATTTTTCTACAGGTGTGCCGTCTGCCTGTCCGCTTTTCTTGTACGTGTTTTAGTTTGCATAGTCTTGATCGTCATTATCACCCGTTATCGGTGTAATTTCACACGAATCATTATTGCAAAACTTCTCTACTTCAGCTTCATTTCCTTTGACTTGCCTAAAACTTAGTCTTCCTAACTCTGACATTTGTTTATCATATTCATCGCTTTCAATGGATTCATATGGCATTTGTGGAAATGCTCCATAGTCATGTCTGGGTAGACAACTTATTCCTTTTAAATGATACTGAAAATAGTTCAAAACATGTGGTAATTGTGGACCTTCAGTTTCTGGATCAAATGTAACAGTACAACTCACTTGATTATCGGCCCAATGTCTTTGCATAAACGCAGCTAAACTAAACTGCTCCCATACTGTTAAATCTTTTACTGTTCTTATTCCCTCTCCTACATCTACTGGTATTTCAACAACACAAGTTGTGTCTTCAGATCCAAATGCAGGTTCAATTTTATATCCGGCTTTTTCTAAAGGTGGAATTAGGGGTGATATATTACTCAACCTAACTCGTCTAATATAAAATCTACTTTCGGGATAATGTAAACCTGGAGTAGCACCAGCCAATAATGAAACTGTGCCACTTGGCTTAACAGAAGTAGTTTTAATGGAATTTGGTACTGCAAACCAATCAGAATACATTTTGTCCCACTCTTGAATGACATTATATCCATTATTTAACCAATCCTTTAGTGTATTTATTCCTTTATGTGTAATAAATTGTGCAACACCACTCACTGAACAACCTATTCTCCTATTCCTTAACATAACTCTATTTGTTTCTGGCCAATGGGTTTTCCCAAGAGTAACCGTCTTCGCATATAAGTACGCGTATTTTAAAGTTCTTGCATAATCTTCAAATGAATCATGATTAGCTGGAAAGGTTTCCACAAGGCAACATAATTCATAAGATTCTAAAGATTGTTCCAAGCATGGATTACCACCCGCAACTCTATGATCTTTATCATCTCCACCATTTTTCATCCTTGAATACTTTCTCATGTTGTCTAACCACGCAAACCCTGGTTCACCATTTAGTGCAACACGTTCGCATGCATCTGTATAATCCATACCTAATTCTGCAAATATTGAATTATTAGATGTCCATCCATATTGATCTCTATGTGGATTAACCTCATAATTTTTTAAGTCTAAATATTCTTCTGAATGTGGGTCTCCGAATACAATCTCAGCAGTTCTTCTTACATTACCTGCTACAACACATTTACCTATGAGATTCATTATATCTACGATTGTTGTAATTGAGATTGGTTCTGAAACATTTTTATCCAGAATATCCTTTACTACATTATGTAGCTCTACTAATGGTGCCGGTCCACTAGATACTCCACCGAAACCTTTAATTGGTGTTCCTTCAGCTCGTATTAAAGAATAGTCGAATGTTATAGGTGCTGTACCCATAAAATAACTTTCTAATTGCATTTTTAATGATTCCACCCAACCTTCTCTACTGTCAGGGATAACAAATTCTTGAGCGTCTCTATCGGCATTTACACCCTTTATGATTATTTGACCAGCACCTTTTGTATCAAATCCAACACCAACACCCAACATCGATGCGTCCATAAGGAAACAAAATGGTTTAGCTAAATCATCTTTTAAGGTCTCAGTAGATACGAATGCACAATTATTTAAAGCAGCATATAAACCTCGTTCTTCTGTTATTTCAGTTCCCATAGCCCATAATCCACGACCGGGTGGTAAAAACTTCATATTAAATATTCTTTCGTACATATCTTGTGCAGATCTTTGTGCTTGCCATGGGTTCCATCCAAGTTGATGTGAGTCTATCCAATTTTTTTGCATATTGTAAGTACCTTCAACAACTCTTTTTACTGTCTCCCACCACATTTCATTTTTCCCGTCTTCTTTTATTCTAGAATACGTTCTCATATAGACTAATTCGCCTAATCCGTTAAAACCAAATGGCGGTTTTTTGCGAACGTATTTTTTTACAAAGGCAGGGGATAAAGTAAATGGTTCTTTCATGAGCTATAACTCCTATAAACTAATTTGTTTCGAATTCATTGTAACGCTTTTTTAATAGCTTCCTAACATATTCACTTCCATTGTTCATCTTATTTTGCACCGTCTGACCTCCTTGAGAACCCGAATTGTATATGTCTATTTGCCCTGTGGCCGTATTCATTGTGGTTGGAAAGGTCAATCCATCCGGTCCAAATCTATTCTTAATTATGTGTATACGTCCAGTATTTGCTACTTTATCTTCTATTTTTCTGGATAAACTCATAACAAAATCTGCAGTCATAATTTTACTATATGATTCGGATATTTTTTCAGCACCAATAACTTGCTCTTCTAATGAAGATCTATTTGATTGCGAAGCAGTCCAAACTGGTATTTGAAATTCACCACTTAATCCTCTCAATTCTTCATAAATGTTACCAAGTTGATGTCTAATTTCCCCAGTTCCAGATGTGTCAGATAATAAATCTGCGTAATCAACCAAAACCAAATCTGGAGAATGACCTAATAATTCTACCGTTTTTAAATGTGTGTATATGGTTTGCACTGTTGCACTTCTAGAAGGATAATATTTTATTAATAATTCACCTTTACATTGAGCTTCAACCATTTTCTTTACTTTTTTAGCATGATTTGGAATTTGTGATGCTTCAATTCCAGAAAATATTGCACCATATCGCAAACCAACATATGCTTGATTAAGTTCTAACGTATAGTGAATAACATTTTTCCCAGCTCTTAATGCGTTTGCACCTAATGCTTGCAATACCCAACTTTTACCAACACCTGAAGGGGCAACGACAATTCCAAGTTCTCCACCGGCTAAGCCACCATCGGTTATTTCATCAATTGGATTCCAACCCATAGTCACCGTATCTCTAGAAACTTGCTCCAATATGGAATCAAATTCTTTTACATAATTTAATCCTACATCTCTTCGAGTTCCAGCTCTCATAGCATTGTCTATCAATCTTTTTATTTCTTCATATCGTTGAGATTGAAGCATATCAACAGACTTCATTATTGCCGATTTTAATTCTTGATTTTTACAAAATTCTAAACACTGATCTTTTATGAATGCTAAATCAGGTGCTTCAACATATTTCATAACTTCTCTAAGTTCATCTATTATTGAAGTTTTAAGAATATCAGATTTTATAGCGTTAATTTTTATTTTTAACGCATCTAATGTTGGTTGAACTTTATATTCGTAAAAATAAGCTTTTATTTCTCTAACTAACCATTGTTTTGATTCAGTATCAAATTGTTCTGGTGTAATTAAATCATATATTGTTTGTAAGAAAGCTGAATCTGACAATAAGTTTGTAACAACTTTTGTTTGAAACGAACTTCCATATTTTGTTAGTGGTTCATTAAGTGGAGGCATTGTTTATAACCATATCTAATTTATTAAACGTATCTTGTAACCAAACATCTGGATTTCGTATCGCTTGATTCACTTTGTCTTCTAAAAACATTGTGTGAATCTTATACTTTACCAATCTACTTAAGTCACCTTCTACTAAATTTATTATTTTTTCACGAGCTCTACCAGATATATCAACATCAGACAATTGCATAAGCATATAATTTCTTACTAATAATTCTGCGTGATTACTAAAACCTGACCTTTTTATAAAGTCTTCTATATTACTTACTGTTTCATTTTTCAAAAATGGCATTTTTTTCAGTATGGTTTTTAGTGCATATCCACGAATACCATTTATGTTGTCAGACTTATCACCATCAACTATTCTGTAATAAATCATATTTTCACAAAGCATACCAAACTCATCTTCTACTTTGCGTCTATCATAAAGTATCTTTTTTGTTGGTGACCAAACTTGAACCCGATCATTAACCAATTGCAGAAAATCTTTATCTGATGACATAATAGAAACGCGACTATCCTTAAAAACGTTAGTAGTCATATAAGCTATAGAATCATCAGCTTCAATATTATCTATTGTGACAACAGTTACTGGTAAATTTTGTAGATATTCAAGCAATCTTCCCATTTGGCGTCTCATACTTTCTCTATCGTCTTCCATATCCAACTCTTGAAATCTATTTGGTCTTTTTGGCGGTTTTCTTTGACCTTTATATCCTTCAAATATTTTACGTCGTCTTTGTGATCCACCTGGACCATCAAAAACAATAACAAGTCTAGAAGGCAGTAGGGTTCTGGTCGCGAATCCCACGCTTTGCAAGAACCCTATCATTCCACCTATGTGAGCTCCATCAGAGTTGGTAGCAGGGGAAGCAGACCAAGCTCTAATGAAGTTGTTGAGTCCATCGACCAATAAAACATGGTCATTGAGGGATATTGGACCTTTGACTTGTTTACCTATTTGAGATAATATATCGGCGTATCGTTTACGCATCTTCGTTGATTACTTCATCTGTAAATTCAACGTCATCAATTCCCCGATCTGTTTGATATTCCAATATACTATCGTTACATATAGTATCATAGAGATAATTTTTAAACTCAGGATCTTCATTAAGTAACTTAACAAAATCTTTAGATAAAAACTTTTTGACTTCTCCATTATACTCAATAGAATACCATGCTCCAGCAACCTTTGCGATCTTTAGATCTTTAAGAACTTGAAGCCATCCACCTTCATCATCAATACCTCTATCGAAATACATATCATAGTCTGAACTTCTCATAGGTGGTCCTATTCTATTTTTTATAACTTGAGCTCTACATTTTACACCGATAACATTTTGCTCTTTGTCTTTGATTTGTCCCATATTTTTTAGACGAATACGAGTAGACGAATGAAACGGTAATGCCAATCCACCACTTGTTGTGTATGGATCACCAAACATGACACCCATTTTTTGACGTAATTGATTAGTAAAAACTAATGTTACTTTGTTTCTTCCAATCATTTGCGTTATTTTACGCATTGCCTTAGAAATAATAATTGCTTTAGAAGTTGCCCAACCATCTTTATCATAATCAGAATCCATTTCAACCTTAGTCGATGCAGCTGCAAGACTATCAACCAAAATAGTTACTAATTTGTCCTTAGATGATTCTCTAATTTTTAAAATAATATCTTCTATTACTTCAAAAATTTCTTCTACTGTTTCAACGTGTAAATAAAGAAGATTACCAACATCACACCCTATGGCTTCTAAAAACTCTCGACTTACAGATGTTTCGGTATCGATATACACTGCAACACCATCTTTCTTTTGAGTTTCAGCCAATATATGGGCACCCAATAGTGACTTACCAGTGGAAGATAAACCATTTATTTCGGTTATTCTTCCAACAGCTATTCCACCGTCTGGTCTATTTGATATGGCCAAATCCAACATCGATGATCCAGTAGAAATGAATTCATCAATATCTGTAGGAGTTTGAGACGTACCATCTAAAAAGTACGCAATCTTTTGACCTTTAAATTTTTTGTTTAAGCTATCTGCAATTTGAGACGCTAACTGATCTTTGTTAGACATAAATTTCCCCTGTAGTGTAAAGGGCCTCAATGAAGAGGCCCTGAAGATTAGTTATTAAACAACTCGTCAAATGCTGCAGACACATCGGATGTTGATGATGATGCGGCTTTAACATCTGCGTTAGTTACTGTAGGATTAGGATTGACATCCTCTTCTTTGACATCAGAATCTGCATTTAACCATTGAGAAAGTACGTTGCTTAATTCATCGTAGCTTAACTCTTTGTACAGCTCAGTAATTTCTCGCTGAGTGTCTTTGATTGTTTTCATGGTATCAGTGTTCTCAGTAACTGGAGTTTGATTAGGTTTAACTCTAATCGAAGTCATTGGAAATGAACGACCAGTTTCTTCACTAGTCTTAAATTCCACAACGATATCTCTACCATTCACTGGATCAGTAATATCACCGTAGTCAGGATCTGCAATGATGCTTAATAGTTCTTGGTAAACCATTTTACCAAAACCCCAGAACTTAACACCTTCATTCTCTTCGCCACGTACAATGATTGGGGCATATGTACGCATTTTGGCTTCGATTTTCTTTCCTAACTTATAATCATCACCATTTCCTGATGTTTTCAGTTTAGTTGCGAACTCTTCAATTGGATCTGGTCTACCAAATGATACTGGTGATAGATAAAACTTATCGCCCATGTCATAGTGAAAATACAACTCAATAAAGGGATTATCTTTATTAAATTTGTAAGGTACTATTCTGACTTGAGTTTTACCTGGACTAGGCTTCCATAATGAAGAGGTTTTTGTAGTTGCTTGTTGAAGCTGATTTAGACGCGCTTTTATTGCGGTAATGTCCATAACATTTTCTCCTTATTATTTATTTATTATTTGTCATTTATTGTTTTTGTAACCTCTTGGCAGTTTCTAAATCATTAAGATATTGAGGATTGAAACAAATCCAAGAGGTTACACTTATATATACTATGTTAAAATCCCAAAATGCGATTTTTTATATATATTTTTTTAATTTTTATTTGGTAATTTATTATAATCTACCGATCTTTTTATTGTATTTGTCAATTACTTTAATCATATCGCTTGTACACATTTCTAAAAGTTTAATGGCTTTAGGTGCATTTTCATCATTCCAAAATGCTTCTACAGTTTGTCCGATGTCATCTAAATATCCACCTTCTCCAAATGTAGAATAGAAATCAGTAACAGCTTCATTGACGTCATCTTCATAATCGGCTTCTTCATTAATTTTTGTTTTAGAAGGGAAAAGATTATTTAGTGCACCAACACTGACTACACCACCAATATTTTCACTCAAAACATTGTTTTCCTTTAAGAATTTTTCTTGTGTTTCTTTAAAATCTCCGCGCTTAACGTGTTCTTTTAAATCAAATTTTGACATTGTTCATCTCCATATTTAATAAATATTACACATTTATTATTTTGTGTAATTTTGTATGCACTACATTTAATCCCTGATCATTCGTGAGTAGCAAACTATTTTGATACACTTTCCAATCAAGGGAAAATTTCTTATCTAATACACCATTGTTTGCTTTACGAATTGCCTCATTTAAAGCATTTATTGTGTAAAGTGTATTGGTGTCTTTTTTACGATGAATTGCCATCGTCTTTGAGTTTTGTATAAAATCTTCAGTCTTTTCTACATTATACGTACAAATTAACGACTCTTCTTGATCAACGTTTTCAAATACGTATATCTTATTGAAAACTATAGCAGCTCCCAATTTGATTACTTCAAGTACTTCGTCTAACTCGTACTTTGTACAAAACGTACATAATAATTGAGTTTTCATTATATTAAGTCCTTTAAGCGTGGATCTGTGTCTTCTGGTAGTTCAGTAAACCACCGCACTTCTTCGTGCTCTAAGCTTTTAGATGGCATAACAGCCATCTTCATTCTACATTCGTAGATATAAAAATCACCACCTCTAGAGTTCTTCTTTGTGGCTTTGAGTTCAAGAGGACCATTAATATTAGATCCATTCTTGCTAACTAAAATAGACGTTTCTTCTACCGTCTCTCTACATGCAGCATCTATTGGTTCTTCTCCGGGCTCCACTTTACCCTTTGGTATTCCCCACTTTTCTGCGTCTTTACATAATACAACACCTGCAACTGGATCTCGTAATATTATTCCAGCTGTATCTAAAATCTTTTGTTCCATCAATATATCCTTTAATTTTATCACTTGAAGACTCCGGCTCCAGTATTGCCGCTATCCATTATAAATTTTGTAAACCAATTTTTTTCTTCACCAACTCGCTTAACAGCTTCATAAAATTTCGGCTTGCTAATCTTTGACTTTCGTGCAACTATATCCGATAGTTCCTTTAACTTTTCTTCTGTAACTCGTATTTCATTCTGTATGACATAATCCCATACTCTTCCGGCAATATTATCCCATTTGGCTTCGTTTAATATATGTTTTAGCTTGATCATACTTCACATCTGTTTATGTTATGGAATCTAGTTGGCATCTTATTTCCTGGTTTTCCATATTTGCTAAATCCAACATTAAACTCAAATTTCACTTCTGAAACTTTACAAATTCCATCTGTAGTATCTCTAGTAACATTTCCATTTTTATCAATTACTGCATTATCATTTGTAAAATATTGTGATTCAAATCGTTCGTTATATGTTTTTTCATATACCTTTCCATTATCATATAATATTTCCATTTGTCGTTGCATTTCAGTGTACTCTGGAGATCCAACAGTTAATATAGGTAATGGGGGTTTGGCTTCCTCTCTCTTTCTATTTACGGCATCCATAGCTGCACTAACGCTGGAATTTTTCTTTTCTAAATATTCTGGAGAAGTTATATCGACTCCATATTTTTCAGCATACTCCTTAACCCGTCTTTCAGCTTCATCTAAATCTTTCTCAATAGGCTTTCCGTTTGCATCTTTTCCACCATAAATTCTAGCAAAATTAGTATCGGCCATATCTTGAGTATCTTTAGCTATTTGTTCTCCCGATATTGGGTTTCCATTTGCATCAACACCATCTTTATACTTTGTTAATGAATTTTTCTTATGGGAAGAGCTAGCTGCTCCGCCACCTTTCTTAACTGATCTATTTTCTATACTTGTAATTATAAATTGAATTTTATTTGCAATTTCTTCAGGTGAATCTTTTTCTACGTCAATATCAGCAGTAGATGCAGCTAAAACATCACCTAATGGAAAATTACCGGCTGAAGGAAGATACGCGGCTTTATCGTTTCCAAGTGCTATCATATACGAAAATGTTTCATATATGTCCGCAACTCCACTACTAGTATCTGGGTGTTTATTTAACATTGTCACAATTTCCATTGCAGCTTTTTCATATTTTTCACCAGATAACTTTTCCAAATCTTTAAGTTTATCAAATATTGCTTGATGTTCTGGAGTAATATCTTTACCTTGTGCTTTTAATTCTCTTTTCAACGCATCGGTTATTTTTTGACCGGTTGTGTTTCTTAATTTTTTTCTATTTTCAGGCGTGTTTGGAGGAACATGATCTTCAGGATGCATTGGATTGAATACTTCTAATTCTCCACCGGCAACTAACACATCTTCAAATCGATTTATAATTTCATTACCCCTTTCTATAGCAATCACGGCATTATCATATTCTGGTGTACCTTTTCCATACGCTTCCATACGGAATAGATATTTGTTTGATTCTTCTAGTTTCTTTTTAAGTTTAGGATTATCATCTGGATGTGGTTGTTTTTTATATGTTATTCCATCCATTTCAACGCTTCCGTCTTTGTTTTTCTTTAACTTAACCTTTGTAACTGCTTCTTCACCTAAAATTCCACCAGGATTAACCTTTTTGCCGCCCATATTCCCTTCTCTTAATGTTGGAATTAGACCTGGTCCACCTTCATCTCTGTTTTTCTTATCGTATGCACAAATAG